ATTTTTGAAAATTGTCAAAACGAATTAGAAGAATTTCTTTTCAATAAGGAATTTATAGAACCTTTTTCACCAAGTACTGTTGAGTATTCTCCAGGAAATATTGGACATGAATGTTGGTTTGTAAAACAGAACAAAAAACTACCTTTATACCAACACATTGAGCCACTTTTTAATCAGATATGTTCATATCTGGAATTGGATGCCTATGTTGCTGACGGGAGAACATTTTGTCAGGAGATATCCAAAACTGAGTTATCTCATGATATTATTCATGTAGATAGAAAATGTCCGCATTTAGTATTTTTATATTATGTAAGTGATTCGGATGGAGATACAGTTCTCTTCAATAAAAGATGTGAACATGTAGATGATCAATTTTTAGAGAAGGATGTTATATTACAACCGATACAAAGAATATCTCCAAAGAAAGGAAGAGTGTTAATTTTTGACGGATTGATTTATCATGCAACTGGAATTCCAAAAAGAAAGAAGAGATGCGTTGTTAATTTTAATGTATTTCCATATTGACATTTGAGAAATTTTTTTGTAGAATTTGAAAAACAACGTGTGACTATGGATAAACAAAAATTAAAACTTATCGTCCACAATCTAGAGTTATTAGTTGATTCTCTAAAATCAGAAATTTATTCGGACACTAAGAGTTATCTGGAAAATAAAAATCAACCACTTCATGATTATGATGAAATTTTTTATGATGATGATGGATACCCAGACTAGTTCATGAGATTACTTAAAAATCCCCTAACTGATGAGTATCTGAGTTTAAAAAAAGAAGTTTTATCTACGGATTTTCCTTGGTATTGGAATGAAACTACTACAGAAAATAACATATCAGATAAAACCGACAATAGTCCGCATTTTGGACATGCTGTATTGAAAAGACCGAGGAACAATGGAGATGAAATTAAGTACTTGTTTTCCACAGTAACTTCGCCATACTCAGAACTATGCAATAGAGTTCTTTCTCAAATTTTTGAGGCCAATAATATCTTTGTCCGTTGTGTTTATAGAATAAGTTTTAATTCAACCTTTCCTTTTTCTAATAAACCAATACCACTTCATCAAGATCATGATTTTCCACACATAAATCTTTTGATTTATTTGAATAATGCAGGTGGAGAAACAGTTTGTTTGAATGGACAAAATGAGGAAGTGCATTATCCATCAGAAGATGATATAATTGTTTTTGAAGGGCCTCATTACCACTTTTTACCTAAGAAAGGAAGAAGAGTTGTACTAGTTGCAACATTTATGTAAATTACTTATTGAAATCTAAATGACCGCACGACTTATTTCTATCACCCCCGATGCAGAAAAGACCATGGCGTACATTGCCAGGGTCTCCAACCCCTCTAATCAAGATAACGAGAACTATGCTCGTCTCCTTGCTTACTGCATCAAGCACAACCACTGGAGTGTGTTTGAACAAGCTACAATGACTCTGGAAATTGAAACAACTCGCGGTATTGCAGCCCAGATTTTGCGTCACCGCTCATTCACATTTCAAGAATTTTCACAACGCTATGCCGATAGTTCTCTTCTTGGAGAAACCATTCCTGTTCCAGAACTTCGCCGGCAAGATACAAAGAATCGCCAGAACAGCATTGATGATGTTGATCCATTCGTTATGCAGAAGTATCAGATCCTCATGCAGGATCACTTCCAACATGCAATGGACATCTACCAGAAGATGATTAATGATGGAATTGCTAAAGAGTGTGCTCGTTTTGTACTTCCTCTTGCAACTCCGACTCGTATCTATATGACCGGTTCTTGCCGTTCTTGGATTCATTATATCAATTTGCGTTCTGCAAATGGAACTCAAAAAGAACATATGGACATTGCTATTGAGTGTAAAAAAATATTTACTGAACAGTTTCCTTCAGTTGCAGAAGCTCTAGAATGGTAAAAAACAAGAGGAAATGAAATCAGTTCTTTTGCCTTATTTTGAGAATCAATGCAAAAGTAACTCAAATATACTGCCAACCGACTGGTTTTGTGATGTTAATACAAGTTACTTGGAATCCGATCCAAAGTTATTAGAATACAAAAACACTTATACTGAAAATATAATTGAATTTTTGTCTTGTATTAATTTTCCAAAATGTCAAATAGAAGTGTTGGATCCTTGGTATAATCTTTATTGTAAAGGACAATACCAAGAAATACATCACCATTCTTATGTGCCAAATACTTATTTTTCTGCAGTTCATTTTTTGAAATATAATCCCAAATTCCACAAACCACTGGTAGTTCATAATCATAACCGAGTATTTACTGATATGTTTACCTTGGGGAAAAGTAGCAATATGAACTATTGGGATTCTCAACATGTTATTGATGTTGAAGAAGGTGATATTGTTATTTTTCCATCAACTCTAGAACATTATGTTCAACCACAAACCACAGAAGAATATAGAGTAACTATTTCTTTTAACATTAAAGCCTTGCCAATTTCAACTATATAATTTGTCCTTAAGGAGGAAACAGTAACATGTACTACCAAAGTAAGGCACTATCAAAAGATCATGCTCCAACTACATGTACGATTTTAGAAGCCAAACCAGAAACATATATCGTTGAATATACAGACAACGGAGAAGTTAAAACAAAAGAAATTTCTCCAGAAGAACTACAAAGATTGGACTATTCTGAGCTTGACATTAGTCAATAAATACATCATATTGAACTTCATTACTTAAATGGCGACTTATCCTGTTATTAACAAATCTACTGGGGAACAGAAAGAAGTGACAATGAGTGTTCACGACTGGACTCAGTGGAAGATTGACAATCCAGACTGGGACAGGGATTGGAGCGATCCATCAACCTGTCCTGGTTCTGGAGAAGTAGGCGAGTGGAAAGACAAACTCATCTCCAGAAATCCAGGCTGGAATGATGTTCTCACTAAAGCCTCCAAAGCACCTGGTTCACGAGTAAAGAAAATCTAAATGGCAAGATCAAGAAAAACTTCAAATGGCAACATTGGTGTTGGTATGAGCGCAAAACAAATGCGCCGCAAAAAACCAATTAATTCTGATCTGATGGTGGATATTTCTCCACTTACTGAGAATCAACAGAAGTTCTTTGATGAATACAAGAAAGGTAAAAACATTTTTGCCTATGGAGCTGCTGGTACAGGTAAAACTTTTGTAGGGCTTTATCTTGCACTCAAGGATGTTCTAGATGAAAGAACCCCTTATGAAAAAGTTTATATTGTAAGATCTCTCGTTTCAACTCGTGAGATTGGTTTCCTTCCTGGTGACCATGAAGATAAGGCCGCACTTTATCAGATTCCTTATAAGAACATGTGCAAATACATGTTTGAACTTCCATCTGATGCAGACTTTGAAATGCTTTATGGGAACCTTAAAGCTCAAGAAACTATTTCATTCTGGTCTACAAGTTTCATTCGTGGTACTACATTAGATAATGCAATCGTTCTTGTTGACGAGATGCAAAACTTGAACTTTCACGAATTAGATAGTATAATTACACGTATTGGTGAAAATAGTAAGATCATGTTCTGTGGTGATGCTACTCAATCTGATCTTGTTAAAACCCATGAAAAAAATGGGATCCTTGATTTTATGAAAATTATTAATGCAATGGAATATGATTTTTCCAGTGTAGAATTTGGAGTTGATGATATTGTCCGTTCTGGACTTGTCAAAAACTATATTGTTACTAAATTGGCTTTAGGTATGTAATGTTTGTTCATTTAGATTATTTGAAAGAAGAAGTTGACTTAGAAGCTCAAAGTATTGAAGGGACACGTTTTTATCGTGTCCCTTCTGGTAAGTTGTATCCTTCTATTACTTCTGTTACCAGTTTCTATGGTAGACAAAAGTTTATTGATTGGCGCAAAAAAGTTGGTGATGAAGAAGCCAATCGTATCACTCGTATCGCTACAGATAGGGGAACCAAGTTTCACGATCTTGTTGAAAAGTATTTGTTAAACCAAAATGTGGATGACTTTAATCCACTTCCAACAACTAAGTTTCTGTTTCTTTCGGCCAAACCATTTCTTGATCGTATAAATAACATACATGCTTTAGAGAAGTCTCTATATAGTGACTACTTGGGCCTTGCGGGTCGCGTAGATTGCATTGCTGAATACGACGGGGAACTCGCAATTATTGACTTCAAGACTTCTAAGAAAATTAAACCTGAAGAATGGATTGAAAACTACTTCGTTCAGGAAGTAGCTTACGCTTGCATGTATTATGAAATGACCGGTATTTCGGTTAAAAAATTGATTACCATAATGGTAGCAGATAATGGAGAATGTTTTGTCTATGAAAAACGCAACAAGGATTACTATATTAAACTTCTTACCAAATACATCCGAGAGTTCGTCTCTCATCACACACAAGAAACCCATGCAGAACAGCACTGAAGATGTAAACAATTTAATAAAAGAAAAGTTTCTCTGTCAGTCCAAGTTTGCCCAGGACATTGAATATCTAGTTTCTACTTCAAAAATTAATTACATTGAAGCTATCGTCACATATTGTGAGGAAAATGGTATTGAGTTTGAATCAGTATCTAAACTGATTTCAAAACCATTGAAAGAAAAGATTAAATGTGAGGCAACTCAACTGAATTTTCTTAAAAAAACAAGTCGTGCTAAACTAGTATTCTAATGACGCCAATAGAGGTATACAAAACGTACCTGGCATTCAAGAATCATTTCACTAAACCAAACTACGACTACTTTCAATATTGCGGGAAGTCTAGAGCTTCAAAAGAATCGTTCAACAAGAGGAAAGATCGTTACTTCTTTGAACGAATGTCTCGTCAGAAATCTGATGACGAGATCAAACAATACTTCCTGGCAAATTTTGTAGAATGTGATGATCCCTCTAAACTATGGATCGGTGAAATTATTGAGTCAGGTGAAAAAAATTATTCTAACTGGTTGAAAAGATCTCAAAGTCTCTTCTATCTCTTCAAAACAGAGTCTGAG